CAACTGATGGTGCTAACCCTACACCCAACAAAGATCCCAAACTGTCTATTACTAAAGAAGCGATTAAGTTCCTTCTGACTGATACTGGTTGGACACAACCAGGTACAACACCCAACTATGACTCTGTTAATGGAAGACTATCTAATGTCGAACTAACTGCACGTGCTGGAAATGAAGAAACTAGGAAGATCAACATCCGCGAAAACAATGATGGGACTGTCGCACCTATCAATGTTGAGTTCAGGAGGCACTCGATCCTTAGATCTGGTAACCATACGTTTGAGTATCTTGGTTTCGGTCCTGGTAACTATTCAACTGCATTCCCTCAAACTCAGGTAGAAACTCTGAGTGCAGATCAGGTTAAGTTCTCTCAGTCGATTAAAGAAGAAGCAGGTGTTGCATTCTACTCTGGTCTGAACTCTAACGGTGACCTGTTTATTGGTAACCAGATTATCAACCCTGTTACAGGTCAGATTACTAATGAAGATATTGCACAGTTGAATGTTGTTGGTGAAGAAAACACTACGATTCAGACATTCTCTGAGTTGGTTCTTACCGACAAACTGACCGTTATTGGTGGTGCATCTAACCAGTTAGAATCTATCTTTGCTGGTCCTGTTACATTCCAAGCACAAACATCCTTTACTAATAATCTTACTGCCAAAAAGATTACTTATAACAACCAGGATGGTACGGTAATCAAGCAAACGTTACTCGCTCCCGCCGATGCAAATGGACAACCAAGTTTTGCTACTATCACAGGATACGATACACCTGGTAATGGTGATCTTGTTTACAATATCAATTGGACACCTGGGCAGTCGCTTGGTTGGATTTATTACAATGGAACGTGGCACGAGTTTGGTCTCACGGATACTGGTGACATTAATATCGATACTTTCAATAATGAGCAACATATCGGTATTGGTACTGCTGCTGTATCTAATTTCCGTGTTGGCATCCTCGGAAGCGCCAAAGTAGATGGTGACCTTGTTGTTACTGGACGAGGTGGTGTTGGTGCTGATAAGTATGTCACTAAGACATATACTGGTGACGGCACAACTCTGACATTTGCAGTTACTACCTATGGTGGTGGTATTCAGCATTCTGATGATTCACTGCTGGTATTCCTGAACGGTGTTGCACAGATTGCAGGTACAAACTACACAGTTGACGCTAACGGTGCAAACGTTGTATTCAGTTCTGGTGATGCACCACAATCTACAGATACAGTCCACATTTTAGAACTGCCTATCTAAATACTTAAGGAGAATATCTCGCTGCCATGGCACTATCAAAGATTAGTGGAAATCAGATTTCCACGTCAACCGAAGCAATCATCACAACTCTCACATTCCTGAACTCTAACTCTGTGTTTAGATTACCAGCAGGTACTCAAGCACAGAGACCTTCTGGCGTTTCTATTGGTACGATTCGTTTCAACACAGATACTGACGCTGCTGAGATTTACAAAGCAGATGATGGTTCTGGTAGTGCAGGTTGGGCAGCAGTTTCTGGTGGTGGTCCTTCTCTTGGTGATGATAGTGTTGTTAGAACCAATGCTAACACCATTTCAGAAAACCTCACAGTAGGACCTACTGCTGGTGCAGAGTTTGCTAATGGTATGAGTGCTGGTCCTATGACGATCGCAAACGGATTTACTGTTACTATCGAAAATGGTGGTGCATGGAGTGTTAGATAATGGGAAAGTTAAACGTCGGTAACTTAGAGGGTAACTTTCCTAACTACCGAGTTACTCTCTATCATGACAGTGAGTTAGGTGTTGGAAGTCAACTGATTATTCAGAATCAGCAGTACATGCCTTTGCCTTCTAATACTCAAAATTATCATGACAATGCAACTTACGGTGCTAGAGGTGCAGTAAGAGGTGCAGTAAGGTGGAATACTACCACCGAAGATATTGAAGTATATAATGGTAGTGTATGGGTTCCTAGGACACCTCCTGCTGCAGAGATTGGCACTGAGAGTAATCCTGCTAGAAGTGGTGTAGAGATCTTTAATGCTGGTTTAGCATCTGGTAACTATTGGATTCAACCTGATAATCAGGTAGCATACGAAATGTATGTTGATAATGATAGAAATGGTGGTGGATGGACATTGTGTGTTGTTGCTAGAACATCAACATGTCAAGATCACATGAACAATAGTGCTGTTCGTATTACTACAACTTCTGGACCCAGAACTTCTAACACTTCTACTACCAAGATGGCAGACTCTTGGATTCAAGCACTGCGTAACTCCTCTACATATACTGGAAGCACCGCATATTGGATGGAAGCACTTAACTTTAACAAGAGTGTCTTTATCTCTAGTGCTGCAACTGTCAACTTGCTTGATAGTGCATCAAATGATAATGAGAGAACTAGAATCTCGACTACCTATCAAGGTAGTTTAGACGATAGAGGTCCCAATACTGGAACCAGAGGTTTCGGTGACCACCATACATCAGGCGGTACATACTTTGCATATGGTAGACACCCTGAGGAAGGTAATAACTGCGGATTCAGAGAAGATACAAACGGTGCTTCTGATGGTTACTTATGGGTTAAATAAATTATGCCTGTTGCGAAACTGATTGGTTATGATCATGAAGATTCTGACTTGACTTTATACAGCAAAAGGATTAAAGTATGTGATGAATGTGAATATAAGAATCCTGTAGGCATCTGCAATAAATGCGGATGTGTACTTGCTATCAAAGCAAGATTCAAAATATTCAAGTGCCCTTTGAATAAATGGTCTGAATGAGAATTACACAATGTCTGCATAATAAGAACTTTATCTCTGAGTTTGAAACAGATCTAGATTGCACTGAGATACTTGAATATTTTCAGTTTATCAATCAAAATGGGTTGACACATAAACGTAACACCGAGAGTGGTGCAAAAGATACTCAGGTGTTTGTACATGAGTTACCCGTAGAACTTTTTCACGATAGTCTAAATCGTAGAGTATATCAGCAGTGGAATACTCTATGTGATCAAGCATTGCGTGATTATTGCAATAGATATGATATTCTTCTCGGTAGAAAGTTTCAGCACACGATGTGCAAGATACAGAAGACTCGACCAGGTGAAGGATATCATTCGTGGCATTATGAGTCCACTCCAAATACACCTTATCGTAAGTTAGCAACCATGCTGTACTTAAACGATGATTTTGAGGGTGGTGAAACTGAGTTTCTATATCAACATTATAGAGTGAAACCAAAAGCAGGAAAGTTTGTAATCTTTCCTTGTGATTGGGCATGGGCACACCGAGGTAATCCCCCACTCGATAAAGATAAATACATTGTTACTGCCTGGGTAGAAGAGTTTCCTGGATAGCAGAATAAATAAAGAAAAGTATTTCTAGAAATGAGTAAACTTTCTATTAGCGGATTAGCGGGAATCACCCAGACCTTAGGTCAGGTGACGGTTCCCGCTGGTCACATACTTGATATTGAAGGTAGTTTACTTAATAGTGATCATACTGGAGCATTCCAGTTACCTAGAGGTACAACTGCTCAGCGTCCTTCTACAGCATTAGCAGGATATACTAGATTTAACACTAGCGACAATAAGATTGAGATTTACACTGGTACTCAGTGGAAACAGTTTGATGCTGGTGGTGGTCTTGGTGGTGGTGCTACAGTAAATCAAATCGGCAAAACTCAGGGAAATGCTGCATCGTCTGCTGCTGCAATTCTTGCTGCTAATCCGAATGCTCCTGATGGACCTTACTGGTTAAATCATGGTACTGGTGCATATAGAACCTGGTGTATGATGGATGCTGGTGGGTATCATCTTGTTGCCAAGATCAATAACACTCCTGCTGATACATCTAATCCCTGGTCATTCAGTGGTGCTAGATGGAATCAGCAAAGTACAACTAATGAGGGTTCAAGTGTGGACCTGAATAATGGTGACGTTTTGAATAGAGGATACTATGGTTACACTCTGACAACAGGATTCCTTATGGCAATGGAGAATGGATATAACTGGTTACATGCTGATGGTAATCGAAACATTCCTAGGACTGGTGTTACTGCTAGACAAGCATTTAATACTAGACAGGATTTGAGTCAACCAGATCGTGAGGACTTTTTGCAATGGATGATGAGTGTTGGTGTTCATAGAAACAACTGGGATAACCAACCTTATTGTAACAGAGTGGGATTCTATAGACAGGATTCTGGTTCTACTGGTATGAGATTTGGTATTACTATGAACAACGAGAACGAGTGTAACTCTAACGACTCTTCAATCGGATTCGGCATTTACACCAACAATCAAAATTCTAGCGGTGACAGAAATGCTGCTGCTGGCGGATTCCGCTGGAACGGCACAGTTCGTTATCCCAGATCTGGATTTATTTTTGTCAAATAAGGAGAACTATGAGCACTATTAGAGTAGACGAACTCAGAGCATTATCTGACAACAACTTCAAAATCAATCTTGAGGGTAATGATAACCTTATCATTGCTGGTAACATTGAGATGGATAGTGGCGCATCTTTCTCTGTTCCTGTAGGCACAACTGCACAGAGACCTAGTTCTCCTGTTGGTGGAATGTTGAGGTACAATACTGAACTTGGAGAACTAGAGTTTTATGATGGAAGTAACTGGGCAACTTTTATTGGTGCTGCCGATGGCGCACCAGGAGGAACAACAGAGGGTAAAGCAGTAACAAGTGTTCAGGGATTATATGATGCTGGTTTACAGCAAGATGGATTCTATTGGTTGAATTTTGATGGCACTGCAAGAGAATACTTTGTTCCATTAGAGTCACATCCATATTATATTTTGATAGGTAACTGGGGCGGTGGTGCTTCTAGATTCTTTGGTACTCAATGGCACATATGGTTACTATCGAAATGTAGGCGGTAGTGACTTTAGGTATGCAACAATGGATCGTAGAGGTATCTCTTACCGATATGTTAAGTGTAAGTTTAACCTGTATAACTATTATTCAAATGATGGTATAAACGGTAGAAACTTCTTGGGTATTAGTAGCGGTGTTGGTGACGGTTTGACTATCATGAGAGATAACTCTGGTGATGGTGATGGTCAGCATATCTTCACTTATATCGCTGCCATAAGTAATCAGGATGGCAACAGTTGCCCTAGCACTGCAGGACGACATCCCTCACATAGACGACAAGGTAATAATCCTGGTGGATTTATGGGTGATCGTTTCACCTGTTGGTCAAGAGAAGGTAATAGTTATACCAGTGAGTATGTAAGAAACTTTACTCCTTTTGCTGGAGATAATGCTGGTGGAACTAAACCAAATGTATATAATGGTGACGCATGGTACACAATCGACCTGGGTCAAAACTACGCACATAATATGCATTGTGTGATTCATTCCGATCAAGATAGTGGAAACGAAGATACATACATGAAGAGAGGAGTAGTCTTAGTACGTCCTGCATAAATAATACGAAGGATTCCGAACCGTAATGTCTCAATTAAATGTTGACAGAATAGTATCTTTAGGTGGAGGTGGTGGTACTGCTGCCATTCAGTTAGAATCTAGTGGTAACTTTAACTTTGATACTGGCACACTGTATGTTGACAGTACAAATAGTGAAGTTGGTATTAATACTACTACACCTAGAGCGTCTCTCGACATTGCCACTACTGATTCTGTAATCGTTCCCGTAGGTACTACTGCACAAAGATCTGGTGCTCCTATTGAGGGCATGTTCAGATATAACAGCACAGACAGAACATTTGAGGGTTATGCCTTTAATGCTGGTTCGAATGCTGTTGAGTGGGGTCCTATTGCTGGTGCAGGTGGTGGACTTCCCGACCAATCTGCCGATAGATACAGTCCAGACTTCACCGAAGGTGCGGTATTACGTTCTGATGGAACTGATGCTTACTGGGATATTTCTGGTGCGTCAACTGGTTGGACCATGAGTAGAATCTGGACGCACGGTTATGTTGGTGGTGGATACCAAAGTGGTTCACCATGGAGAAACGTAAACCGTACAGTTCACGCTACAGATACATCAACAAACTTGGGTGATACTCTGGATAGATCTGGTGCTTATATGGCAGGATCTTTTACAGATAATAGACATTATTTCCACTCGATGGAGAACACTTACAGAGGTTCTTCTAACTATACTTCTGGTTTCAGTATGACAACTGAGGCGGGTATTACGCACCAGAACTCTTGGGATATGACTGTTAGTAGAGGGTCGATGGGTTCATTCCAAGACCATGAATTTGCTGGCGGTTATTCTTATCTTCTGGGTGGTGGTAACGCTAGAACTGACTCGATGAATCTCAAAACTGATGTTATGAGAACATCTGGTTATCCTCAAAACCATGCTGATGGTGGTGATGACCCCACACATGGTGGTAACGCAAGACTGAAAGGTTGGTATAAGCGTGGTGGAACACGTCAAGCACTTGTATGGAATACTGAATCTTGGGTCACCTGGGATAATGGTCCTGGTGGTGACGGATGGAAGAAGATTCTCGGCACGATGTTAGGTCACATGTATGTTGGCACTGGCAATAACAACCAGAATGGTAATCAGCGTGTTGAGGATACAACTGGACTTCAGACAAGAGGTTTGAACTTCGGTAACATGGGTGAGGAAAACTTTGAAATGGGTATGAGAAAGGGTTACTGCTTAGGTAACTACAATGG